TCAGTGCGACTCCGATACACCCGGTCTGCCGCCAACGTACCGGCGGCCAGAATCAGCGCCTGCGCCTTTGCGACGATGCGTTCTTGAATCGAGGGCATGAGGGTTAAACCTTGGTGAGGGAGGCCAGGCTAAAGGCGCCGTCATCGATCATCCGGCGGTCACGGACGCGAAAATTCACGCCGCCGACGGTGATCAGTTTGGGATTGTCGATGCCCAGGCGCTCGGCCTCGGCGGTGATGACTAGGATCTCGTAACCGGTCGACTGGCTGTTGGTGCCGCCCATGCCGTGGATTTCGTCCGGCATATCCCGCGCGGCCAGAAACGGCTGACCATCAACCATCCCGCCAACGTCGAAGTCCTCAAGGAAGCCCCTGAGATCTTCGTCAAGCATCAGGGCTCACCTTGACGGGCTTGCGTCCGCCCTCAGCTGCAGCGGAAGGTGCCGGCACAGGCTCGACCACCAGCACTTCCAACTGGTGGCGAAAGCGTTGGGCCACGTCATCAGGCAACTCGATCACGTCCCCTGCCCCGGTCAGTTTGTCATCTGGCCCGCGAAACGAGCCGGATAGCACCGTGTAGGATTTATTCGGCATTACGCTCTCCTGCGACCTTGTCCAGTTTCGTCAACCGCTGCCCCAACGCCTTGTCCGGCTCGCCGGGGATCACAATCACTTCCCCGGCTTTGAACTGAACGGGCGACACGATGGTGTAGCGACCCTTCTTGTTTTCGACCGGCTCCAGGTTATGCGCACGCGCACTGGCCTGGGCCGCATTCAGGATCAGTTCACCCCCATAAAGGGTGATCGTCTGTTCCACGCGGTATTTCGGCATATCAATGCCCTCAGTGAGGTGTCAGGCCGAAAGGCTTACGCCACCAGTTGGTTAAGAACGGCGTACTGCCAGCGCCCAAAACCCACGTTGCGCCAGGTGTCGACGCCGTACTGATGAGCATCGTTGTCGAACTCGTACTCCGAGCCCTCGGCCTTGGCTTTCATGGCTACGTCGGTTTCCTGTTGGCGGATGAATGCTTTCAAACGACCGTCCGTGCGGAAGGTCACGAACTTGTCCTGCCAGGCGTTGAGGCGCACGTTGCCCACCACGCGAACCACCACGTTGTCCGGCATCACGATTTCGCTGATGTCAGTACCGCGCGGGACACTGAGCGCCGTCTGCGCGACGCTCAGCAGGTTGAACGGCACCATCACCAGAAATTCGCGGGCGAGCTCGTTGATAGGTTCGCCTTGGTCATCCTTCAGGCTAGTCAACTGGGTGACAGACCGAGCAACTGCCTGCTGAAACTCCTCGACGCTAGGGTGAGTGGGGGAACCATGAAGCTTTGCCGGCAGTTCGGAGATCTTGGTGGTGATCTTGTTGGACTGCACGCCGCTCTGGCCTTCTTCGTGGTCGGTATCGAAGAAGTACTGGCCGTCATAACAGGTCTGGCTTTCACCGTTGAGCAGCAGCACCGACAGCAGCCGCGCCCAGTGCGCGTTGGTGCGGTCGGCCAGCTCGCCCAGGCGGATGCGCAACTGTCCGGTTTTATCGCGGCGCAGCTCGGTGACCAGCACTTCGAGGGTGGCCTCAAAATGCAGGTTTTCGATTTCGAGATCAGCGCTGATAAAACCCTTGGCGTGGCGACCACCAATCCACTCACGCAAGGTCGGCACCATGCCGATCCACGGATAGGTTTCTTTGGCCTGGTCGGAGTCGAACAGGTTAGACACGGCGTCGATCCAGTTCGACCCCACATTCTGCTCGAGCAGTTCGTAAAACATGCCGATGATGGCACGGCTGGAAAGTACTTCAGCACCCATGGGTGATTCTCCTGAAGAAGGATACGGTCAGAGAAAAGTTTGAAAAAACGGGTTGAGTGATGCGTCAGGCCGCTATGGGGATGGCCTGGGCGGTGAACTTGACGATGCCGACGCCGGTGCGCACGAAACGGTGAACATGCCCGATCAGGCTGTTACCGGCGGCGGTGAGCAGAAACGTGCCGCTGTCGCTGGCATACACCGGCTTACCGATGTCGGTGATCGCCAGCGCAGTGACGGGCAGTTCAACTTTGCCCTCTTCGCGAAGACGCACACGCGCTGCAGCAGCCGCACCGATTCGATTGTCGACGCCGCGATCGGCGAAGCCCACGAATAGATCCCCTGCCGCCAGAGGTCGCGCAAGGCCGTTAGCCGCGACAATGCCAACCGCCGAACCTTCGAAAATCTGCACGCCGGCCGCAACGGACAAATCGTTAATTTCCCCGATCTCGTAAGCGCGGGGGGTATCGAGTGTAAGAGGCATAGGATTCTCCAGAGCCATGGGTGGAAAGGGGTTACCCGGTACTTACTTTTTCAGGACCTTGACCAGGCCCCGCTCGGTGGCCTTGCGGTAGCCGTGATAGGCCTCGAAGGTGCCAAACTCAGCGCGCAGCTCCTTGTCGCTGTCCCAAGTCGCCTTGGCACGCTCCTCCAGCGGCGCCTCTGGATCCTCCTTCACAGCCTCAGGGGCTGCCGGTGGCGTCAGCGCGTTGGGCACCGGCGCAGGCGCCTGGGCACGAATGTCGGCCAGGGCACCGGCACGTTTGGTTTTTTCGGCGCCGATAACCTGCGCCGCCGCTTCGGCACCAGTGGTTTTGCCGTCGAACTTGAGCGTGGCAATCAGCTCTTCGTGTCCGGGCAGTGCGGCGGCTTCCACCGCCTGGATGCGTTCGCACTCAGCGCGGGCACCGGCAGCGACACCAGCGGCATGCGCGTCATGTTCCAGGCTGGCCAGCAGCTCGGCATTATTCGCCGCCAGGTATTCGCGGTTGATAACTGGTTTTTCTGCAGTTGGAGCGGGGGCGTTACTGTTGGTGGTGGACATAGGTCTTTCTCCAGAAGAACTGCTGTTGAACTCAGCGATGAGTTGTTCAAGGGTGGATTCACGGTCGGCCATGCCCAATGCCACGGCATCGGAGCCAATCCGCATATCGCCCTGGCCGAAGTCGGCCAAAACGGTTTCAACACTGAGGCCACGGTAATTGGCGACGTCCTCGACAAAGATGTCAGTCAGCCGGTCGACATGGGCCTGAGCGACAGCACGTCCTGATTCAGTGCTGAAGTCAGGGCGCTTTTTCGGGCTCTGGCTGCTGACGATCTCAAAACTGCCGTCGTCGTCGCTTTTGCGCACCGTCAGCACCGTGCCGATGGAGCCCACAGCGCCAGTGCGGCTCATGACGATTTCATGGGCTGCTGCAGCCATCCAGTAGCCAGCGCTGGCCGCGTTACCGGACACATACGCAACCACCCTTTTGGGCGAGGCGCGGATCATCTGGCCGAATTCAGCGATGCCACTGGCAATACCACCGGGGGTGTCCATCACCAGAATGATGGTGTCGGTGCGCGGATCGTCGACGGCGGTGGTGAACTCCTTGGCCAGCACATCCAGCGACGTCGCTCCGGACAGCGCCGTAAACAAGTTGGCGTAGCGGAACACCGGGCCGGTGACGGGCAGCAATGCCACATTGCCGCGCTGGGTCACCGCGCGGCTGTTCTGCAAGGGTTTGCCCTGTCTGGCCTCCAAGGCTTCCGGGCCTTCATGCTCCCGGCGGGCGATGGCGGTGATGGTCTGCAGCATGTCCGGGGTGATGGCCCAGGGCTCACGTGATACCAGGTCGAACGCCGTCACGCGGTGCACGGGAGGTGCATCGGTTGGGTTGTCGCTCATAGTTAGGTCCGTTCAGGAAGATCAGGATTGGCCGCAGGCTCATCCTCGGGGCGAGCCGTTGGTGACACGGATAGGCCGTCATCGCGCCTACGCTTCACTTCAAGCGCACGCTGTTCGTGGTTCTCTTCCCAGTCGCTGCCGTCGTAAAGCATGGATTCCTTGGCGAGCGTGCTGACGCCAATATCGATGCGCTTTTCGGCGGCATTGATGTCTTTGAGCGGATCAACGGTGCCAGGACCATCACCCACCCATAGCGACCCGCTGTACGCATAGCGCAGCAACGGGTGGTCGAAAAACCCGGGAGCCTCAATGTCTCCCTGCGCCACGGCCTCTTCAAGCCAATGCTCGTACACGGGCTGGCAGAAATGTTGGCCCAGGAAGTCACGGCAACCGCGAACGAACTGCCAAGCCTCCATCACAGCAGCACGCGCGGCGGTGTAACTGGCGGTAAAGTGCTTAATCAGCACCTCATAGGGCAGCTCCAGGGCCATGCCGATCTGCCGGAGCATGGCGAGCACGAACGGATCGAACGCCATGTTCGGGCGACCGGGTGATGCGGTATCGATCGACGCTCCGTCGTCCAGCTCGGCGACAATGCCGCCACTGAGTGAGCCGTCCCAACCGCCCTGGTCCCTGCTGGCGGGTTTATCGCCACCCACCGGGGTGTTGCCGGTAACGGCCGATGCCAGAGGGCTCAGATTGCCGGACGGCCCCGGCTTGATGAACACGGCGAAGAACGCAGACACCACCGCCGCTTCCAGCTCGGCATCGGTATAGCGATCCAACTGTTTGAGCTTCTCGATTACCGGCGCCAAGTACGGCACACCGCGTGGCTGGCCCACCCGACGACGCCGGTACACATGCAGCAGCACGCGACCGCCGCGCTCATTGAAGAACGGACGGTCATCCCAAACGCGCTCTTTGACGCCGAGTGCCCCGGGGTGACTGCGCAAAATGTGAGCCTTGATCGGTGCACCATCGGCGTCACGCTCAATGCCGGCCGTGAGCGCTTCCGTGTCGGCCTTGTTGCTAGGGTTACAAACCCGGTCGGCCTCAATCAGTTGGATGCACGCCGAGTAATGCTGGCCGGGTTGTTCTTTGTGCGTGAGCAACGTAAAGACGTCACCGCTGCTCAGCACAGATCGCCAGGTCAGATCCTGCAGACCATAGAAATTCTGCTCGCGGGTGATGTCGCAGCTGGTGGTTTCCGCCCAGGACTTGAACAGCGATTCGGTTTTGCGCTGCCACTCCCTGGCTTGGTCTTCGTCCCAGCCCAAAATCGAGCGATTGACCACTGACTTAAGCGCCAGGCCGGTGCCGACCGTTTTCGTCGTCACCGTATTGATCGCACCACCACCGATGGGGTTGTTGCGCTCAAGGTCTCGGCAGCGTTCGCGAAGCGTGAGCAAGTCGGGCAGCAGATCTGCTGCCGCACTGCCTGCCGTCGGGGTCCAGGCGCTCAACGTGCGCTTGGACTTCGACGCGCCGCTGTAACCACCCAAGGCGGTCATGGTCAACCGGGCGTGCATGCGCTTGGCGCCGCGCTCGGGGCTGAGCCAGGTGATGGCTTTATCCAGTAGCGTCGGCTCTGGCACTTTCGGTGCGCGGCTCATCGCGGCGTAATCCCACGCAGGACGATCCCCCGAGTACGACCGCTCTCCAGGCGATCAATTTGCTGTTGCCAGTAGTCGATCGTCTTGGTGATTTCGGCAAGGTCGGCGTATTCCAGTTGCCGGGTGCCGATGCGATAGCTCTGCTTTTGGCTGACCTTCATGCTCGCATCGAGCCAGGCTTGCAGCTGGCCCTGCGCTTGTTCCAGGGTGATAGCCATGAATTAATTCCTGCGTTGAGAGAGCACGCGCATTGCACTACGGCGCCCAGAAACAACTCTCCCGCCAGAGGGCGGGAGATTGGGTGGTTCGACTGGTGTCGGTTCCGAGCTAGTCCCGTCCGTTTCGGGAACGGGTTCAGCCTCGGATTGATCCGGCTCGGGTGGGTCAAACAACGCACCCTGACGGATCTGTGCATCGAGCCCTGCCCAGTCTTGCTCCCGCATCAAATGCGTTTTCAGGGAACGGGCCGCGTGCAACGCATACGTCTCGCAGTCGGTACCTTCGTTCGGTTGACCGGCCTTTTTCTGCCAGACCTTGCGGTAGTGGTGTCGCCGGCTGGGCGCCTTCACTTCGGCGGTGATTTGCCGGAAATAATCCGGGCGCACCGTTTTGTAAAAGTGCATCCGACCAGGGCCATCACCGGTCAATGGCAGACGGCCCTCAATCCACAGATCCTTGGCCCGCGAGGTACCGACAATGTAAGGGCGCAGACCGTACTTCGAGGCCTTTTGCTCTTTGTCAGTGTCGACGCCTTGCCGAGGCGCGCTGAAGATTTCCCGGCGCTCATCGTCGCGGGTGTTGCCACGTTCGCTCGCGCCTTTGATCGCCATCACGCCGTTGCGCTGATGCTTACGGCAAAACGCATACGCCGCGTCCTGGGTGATGGTGCCGTCCGAGGTATCCAGCGAAGTTGCCAGCACCCTCAGCTTGGCGCCGCAGGCGTGTGGGATCGGCGCAAACAGCAACTTTTCCAGGTCCAGCCAGACGCCTTGGTCAGGCAGCACCACCTCGCCGTAGATCTCGCCCCAGTAGATCAGCCAGGATTCCTCGCCTCGGCCCCAGGCCCGCATCACCACCGCCAGGCGATCGTGCTGCACGTCGACACCGGCGGTGATCACCAGGCCCCCCATGGGCACAAACATTTCCGGGTAGTCCTCCGCTCGCTCAGCCAGTTTATCGGCCTCGGGCAGATCGGATTTGTACTCGTAGGCACGGCCCTGTTTTTGGTTGACGAACTTGATCAGCAACGACAGGTTGCCAATCGATGCCTGGTGTTCGGCGTTGAGTTTCTCCCGCACGATGTCGGCCAAGCTGGTACCTGGCAGGCATGCGTATAGTTCGTTCAGCTCAATGAATCCGGCACGACCAGCAAAGGGTTTAGTCGGTACCCAGCCGCAATAAGGGTCGCCGGCGGCGATGGCGTTGTACACCGTATTGCGGATGTTCTCTTTGCGCTGGTAGTCGTCCCAGCAACTGCCACAGTGCGGGCAGGCGTAATAGGCTGTATCCGGAAGCGCTCGACCGTAGATTTCATGGGGCTGATCAAGTATTTGAGCAAGCTTTACGGCCCCTTTCCCCAGGCGCTTTAAATCCTTGACCAGATCGGCATTATCTCTAAGCCAATCATCATCACGTTTATCTAATGCCTCGAAATGGGACTGTTCGTCCTGCTCAAACCATTTGATGTGCTCGAAATCCAAGACGTGAGATTTGCCACAATCCTGGCAAATAACCGGCAGCACCCGGCAGTCAGTCTGGGCCAGACGCGCCTCGGTCTTGCTCGCTCCCTTGATCGCCGGCGTACCGCCCACCAGCATCTTGGAGCCGGGGTAGCGTTTGCCGCGCTCCTCCAGCAGGGCGATCGCATCACCCTGCCCCTTTACGTCATCGCTGGTATCGCCCGGTTCTTCCACCACCGATAAGCCCACCGACGACGTGGACTTAACGTTGCCGGGTGAGTTCGACGCTACCAGTTTGAGGAACCCGCCCGGGAAGGTCTTATGGTCCCAACGGTTCCCCGAGGTGCGGCTTACATCGACCGGCATCAATTTGGCCACCTCAGTGTTCGCCGTCACGCCGAACTTGAGCTTTTCATCGTGGAAGTTTTTGCCGTCTTTTTCCTTGGCAAACAGGATCATGATCGGGCGCGGCAGGTGATGGATGAACTTGAACAGGTAACCGATCAAGAACCACGTCCAGCCGATCTGCGCCGCCTTCATCAGGTCGACCTCGCTCACCCGGGGATCATCCAGGGCAGCGGCAACGCCGAGGAAGTAAGGCGTGTAGTGGAAATCGTACAGGCCGTGCAGCACGCCGCTTTCAGCGGGCAGGTAAAACTCGGTGCTCAGGTAGTGCGCGGTCGGGATGTCA